TAGAATCTCCCTAGTTAGGACTCTAACAACCTCTTGCTCCTCCATCCTTCCTGCGGCTACATAACCCCCACAAAGTCTAGAAGCCCTTAATAGCGTTTCGTGCTTCGCCCCGTCTGGAGCTTGACGGATCATCTTAGCTGCCAGGTTTAGCTTTACGTAATCTGTGTAATCACCCGACTGAGATGATGCTACTTGCTCTTTCTTTTCTTCACTTGAGAAAGCACCAAAGTGATTGCTCTCCTCGTTGACTATTATGTCGGGATCGTGTGACTCGTAGCAAGCCCTAGATTCATTTATTCCCGTGCTATCTACCTCTAACTCGTATTGCTTCTCAAAGTAATCTACGAGAGCCCTGAAGTGGTCTCTGTGCCTCTCAGGGTTTGTTATCTTGATCAGTGCTTTTAGCCCATCCCCTGATGGTGATACCCAACATGAGTATACGTATGGATCGGTAGATAATATGGGCTTGGATTTACTTACGTCAATGTGATCGAAGTCTAAAACCACAAAGGAACTATGCCTTTCTATGCCTGCGTCATTTCTATCACCGAACTCCCCACTAAACAAGACGACTGGAAGTGACTTTTTAAATTCTTTATGACCATTTCTAATCCTAGAAATTGTAGCCTCAGAATTACCCTCTTTAATTCTTTTTAAAGCAACGGCAATGGGTACTGTGTGCGCGTCATTTTTTGATTTCTTAAATAGGTTTTTGTAGATGGTGACTCTCATCTGGGTATTGGTATTCGAGTAATAAATTTAAATAATGGATTGCTTTAAGCACATCCTCTTTCCCGTTCTTAAACCTGTGTCTGCACACGTACTTAATTACATTCCCCTCAATGAAGGGGATTTCGTTCAAGGCAATAAACTTGGTTGGTTGAATATTCATTCCCTTGTAATGAGTTCCACCTACTTGTTTTTCACTCTGTTTCATCTGGCTGTAATGTTGTCCCGATTTGTTTTTTCGAGGTTATAGAATCAATTACAATGGTTTTATTTTTGGCTTTAGCGGTAAATAACTCACGCTCTAACCTGAACATTGTTTTTTGGTCCTTATCCATGATGGATATCGGGTTGTCATAGTCGCTTATGATCCACACTTTCCTTATCTGTGGTCGTTTGTTTCTTATCGTAATGACCTCTGCGGTCATGTAATATATCGGTCTCGACATTTCTCTGAGAAAGAAAGGGGCGGAGCTTTCGCCCCACCCCATATCCTAACCAAATTGTATCTGCTAGAATGGTAGGTCGGAAGAACCACCATTTTTAGCCTGAGTATTTCTACGCTCTTGAGCTGCTTCGCTGTTCGGGTCCCACACGCTCAGGCATGGTTTACCCGCCTTAGACATAAACAACTTAAACCGAATGTTTCCGCCCTGACCCTGTGCATCACGCTTAGTGGTATACTGGTCAAGAACGTCCTTCAGTTCGTTGTCCTTTAGACGGAAGCTCCATCCCATTAACTCATTGTTGTCATTGTAGCTAGGCTCATCTGCCCAGCCTACGAGAACGCTCTCGTACTTTTTTTCTTCGCTCATGATTAGAGGATTATAAAGATTAAAATAAATAAAACTATTGTTGTGAGACCTTCGATGATCTCTTCTGTGTGTTTGTCAAACTTCATATCGTAGGTAATCTTTTGTCGGTTCGTAGTCTTGATTTAAGAAGACTCTTATCCTGTTTACTGCATCATTAAATTTCATTTCTCCAACAAAGATTGTCTCGTCGCTGCACTTGACAAGAGCTGGAAGATAAGGATAAGTTTTCTCTTGTACAACCCAGTAGAAGTCTTTTATGCCAAAAACCTTAGTGTATATGTAGGCTTGTATGTCATAGGAGAAGTCCCTAATAGCATACCTAAACTTCTCAGCACTCCTAGCAGATTTACTGTCACTTATGAACCCATCTCCTAGGCAATCTAAAAACCCTTTGACTTGGATCCCGTTAAGCTCCTCTACAAATCCAACCTGATACTCACCTGCCAGGTATGTGTCGAGCAATCCGCAAGTAGCTAAGCGATCAATCATGTCGTTTGCCATCTGCCAATCGTCGTGAGACACAAGCGTCATACCCTTGAGGCGTGCTTGTTCCTCCATTTCTGATTTAACCAACTTGTAATCACTCGTCAGATGAGGTGACTTAGAAGCCTTGGTCTTTTCAGTACACTGCTCAAGTATCTTTCCTTTGTTTGTAACAAAGTATTTTTCCATTGCTTTCGATCTCTCGAATAGAAGCATGTCGTAAAGCGTACCAAAGTCTAAGGCATCAGACTTATATTTTACTTCACCTTTCATGTACCTATCAAACTGAGCCATGTCACCAAGAGCTTGCTTAATAGACGAGTACGACAAGTGTGACTTGTTGTATCTCTTTTGTAATTGTTCAGGAACTGTCATTATTCGTATATCATATTTCCGTTTTCATCTTTGTAGTCATAGGTCTCTATCTCAGACCAATAGGTTGGGTCTCCTGGAGTCATCCAAAACCTCTTTCCCTTTGAGTTTATAAAGAACTCCGCGATGTCTATGTCTGCGGGGAAGTCTGCATGCTTTATGTAGAATAGTCCAGAAAACTCTGGGTTTTCGTCAGTGGTTTTCACCCAAACCTTTTTCAGTCTTACGTTCAAGCATTGCGCCCTAAAAGCTGCGAATTGCTTGGGATCGGTTCTAACTCTTTCAACCTTTATCATCTAACAAACTTCTGTAATCCAGCAACTTGCTTTTCTGTTAGGCTGCCCTCATACTTCGACATTATCGACTCAAAAGCTTTCTTCTTGTCAGTTTGAGACTTTATGTAAGCAACGGCTTTGTCCATGATATTTTCAGGCGGGTCGGTATCAAACTTTTCTTGTATCATCTTCACCTTATCGGACTTATTCAGTGCGGCAGGTGCGGCAGTATCCTGCTTGGCGATAGCGTCAGACACTTCGTTTGCAGATGCAATGGAAGTGTCAATTCCAATTCCCAGCATAGCTAAGGCACGACCAATGGCTGAGGTCTCGCAGTTTTCTACGTAGCTAGTTTTGTTGATGTTACTGCTGCCCTGTACTTCATGTGCATGACCAGTAGATATGATCCTATTTGATTCATCAACGATAGCTGCCTTGCATACACATTGAGCTTCGTCAAGCACAGTAAACTCTGTGATTAAACTCCAGTTTTTGTACTGCTCCTCTTGTCGGAAGAACTTGATTCGTTCGTTGACTTCAACGTACTGCTTGCCACGTATGTTCGTGGTCTTAAATTTGTAATTACTCATTTTCGCTAATTAATTTAATTGAATTCTTTAATTTTTCTGATGACTCGTTTAGTCTTTTTATCTCGTTTTCGATTCTATTTATCTGTGACTGCACTGTCTTTGAGCGAAGATTTACATTGACCATGCTTCTTGCTATTTCGTATTTGTGGTTGTATCCATTCCAGCAATCTATGTTTCCTTCATGCGCTTTTCTATGATGTAACACCGTTGCATGGTTCTTGCTAAATAGTCTGCCTATCGCACTAGCAGTTAGGGTGTCTCTGAGGGCGCACATCATGGCTGCTCTTGATTGAGTTTGCTCCGACTTCCTCGTCGTGTAGTCAGGTTCAATACCTATGGACTCGTAATAGTCAGCGACTACTTGCTCCACTTGTTCTTTTAACATTCAATTCGATTATGTCCACAAAAATACTAACAAGGTGTTAGTAATCCAAAAAAAAGGAACTTTGTTTCTCAACGCTCTCAATGTTGCCTGTCTCCAGGCAAGGCGCGTTACGGGATCTCCCCGCACACCATTCGTGTCCTTACCTGTCAGCGTTCTGACAAGGATTCTTCTTTTAGTTCGTGGTAAATTCTTGCGTAGTGGTACATAGACTCAGCCAATCCAATAGCACCATCAACAAATGTACGTTGTTTATCGTCGCTTGTCAATCCATCATCTACATATTCGCTTAATACTTCCTTACCTATATCGATAAATTGCTCTATGTGATTGTGTATCGGTTTCTCCAACCACGAATTTATGTCATCCAGTATGATGTCCTCCATAGCATACATACAAGCTAGCTTTTCAGCCTTATCGCCTTCATTGCTTGAATTCTTAATCAACTCAATTGCTTTTTCATTTGTCATTCTTATTTAATCTTTACGAATATCTCGCTTGGTGAATCAACAAAGAACTTTAATAGTGCAGGGCAGAGCCAGATCGGACCTTCTGCCTTCACGCTCTTCTCTGGAAAGTCTACTAAGTAGTATGTGCCGTCATATCCGTCAATGCCGTTTTTGGTTAGCTTAACATCCCAATCAGGCAGTGGTGTCTGACCGAAATAGAAAGAACAGCTCTCTTTAGATTCATCTTTGTCTCTACCACTCA